CGGTGGTGTTTACAGGTAGCTCCCTTAGCGCCCGCGAACACTCTGGCGGAGTGTCCACTGGTGCTACCCTGCACTCTCGTGTATGCTGCTAATGCGACGTCGACTTCTCTGCTGCTCCCACTCATGGCTGGGGCACGTGAGGCGGTCCTCAAAGTTGCACTATCCCCCAAGGTTTCCAAGCCCAGCAGGATGCGCAACAGTCAGGATTCACCCGGGTACCTTGGTCCCTATGAGCTACACACGTGGCTGGATCTCAGTGAAAGTGGTAGTCCCCCTATCAGGCAGGTGGAGGCCAAATTATGAGGCTCACGCGTTTTACAGACCAGAGGTCGATTCAGCACTAACAGTGGGGTTTGGGTCCCCGCCTGAGAGCGCAGCCTCTCGAATTTGTTTTTGGTTTGATGGTAACCCTTAGTACACCCGTAGGTAACCATTAGTACACACATCAATTTTAAGCAACTGGACAGCCCTCAACCCCTACCCCAGTCCAGCACCGGTCAAGATGCCTTTCAATGACAAGGGGTAAGAGGAACGCACGAACAGTTACTATTTTAAGTTGCCCATTCGGTTTTATCGAGCCGAAACTCTCCGGGTTATTGGGTACCCGGAACCCCCAGATGGCCAAACCTACCTCCCCCAGGACTAGGAAGAGCCAAACCCACATCAAAACAAAGCCGGAGTCAAGACTCGACTTGGCACATTCACACCGTCACTGATTTGCAACGTCCAAAGGATAGGATGTGAAAGGATGTGGGTTTGACTTCTTCCTAGTCCTGGAATAGGGGATGACCAATCTAGGGCTAACTATCAGAGATTGCGCAGCTGCCCTGCCAAGCGGCGTTGCAACTCTGTCATAGCTGCGCCAGCTAAGGCGCTCCCCAAATGTGAGGTCCAATTCCACCCAGCCTACTCAATCATGTTAACAACAGAGGAAAGAGAGCCTGTGGAGGCTTTGTCCCCACTGGGATTCATGATACCAGCCGACACTAGAGGAATCCACTCCCACACAACAGTGGTTCTGAACATCAGACCGTTGCCTGGAGTCAACCCCTCGAAGGCGAAGCACAACGCCTAAGAAGTAGCCACATCAGTGACTGGCAAATTAGGTGAATTGTAGTCCAAATCCGTGGGGTTGGGACGCCAACTCATTTGAATGACGTCCGCAGGTGTACGCTCGAAGTTCCCAAGAACCGGAGCAAGACCGGAAACTTGGTACGTGGACCCGCTAATGACTTGGTTGCCACTACAAGCACCGTAGTGAATGTAGCCGGCACGGTTGGTCTCAGTTCCTATATATGTAACCTGGACAGACATGGCGATGGGCCTTGCTGCCTAGGCATTAGCTCCTAGAAAAGTTTTGCCGGGTAACGACGCGCCCTGAGCTATGGCAGCGCCAGCGGCAACTCCAGCAGTAGAGTCCTAATACAACAATTCCACATTCCCCTAGCCCAAGTTGCCCGGGGCAAGGAATATGTAGCCTCCAGTCTTGGCCCCACCTAATGAAAACGTGAAGACAGAATCAGCACGCATCAAATAGCCAGCTCCACCGCCCTCACTAACAGGCCGGCAAAGAGGCGCATTGGTTGGGTCCACCAGCAACCTGGCGTATGCCTTGGCGGTCGCATCCCCACCGCGAACGGTGGGCTTTGACGGCCCCACACGGACCGGAGCCTACTGTTTCCCCTTTGGTTTCTTGTTGGTAGAACGCTTCTTGCTCTTAGCCATCTGATACTATCTCCTGGCTACTTATTGATGTCAATATGGCAAGCTCTCAACGAACTTACCCAATGGGTCCTCTGTGATGCCAGCGTCCAAGGAAAGGGATCCAAATCTCTCCTCTACCGCCACCTGGCTTTTAGGACAAACCCCGAACGCGCGCCAGAAGGAGACTCGCGCCGTGGAAGTGACTTCCTATCTTTTTGTTCCACCTAATTGGATCATCTGGTAGAAACCAGAATCGGCCATGTATCCAACATATTCCTTACCTCCCTCCCCCAGCCGTTCCAAGCACTCATAAAATGCTTGGTAAATGGGCACTCCGCTAGTTACAGACTGCCCACCCTGACCAATCGAGTGCAACCAAGAGCGAAAAGCAGTAGGCTCAAGGCAAACGAGGTCCTTTGCTATTGAGGAAGGGTAGGATCTAACCATTGTAAAATCACGAGCGGATAGTTGGATAGGATGCATTTGGCAAAATTCGATTTCTTCTAAGGTGTAAACAGGGTCTTCCACAACCATGTCGAACCCCATCTCGGAAAACCACTGAGGCAAACCGCAAAGGGATCTAAGGTGCTTGGACTCCATGAAGATTACTACATCATCTCCATTGTTTACAAAGTCATATGGCACGCAGGTCGATTCCATGAACGCTATCACTAGACTACACATTAATAAGCAATTGCCTAGAGCAGTGTTCATATCTCCCTACATGCGCTAACCTATCTTAGAGTACTTAATACACCCGTCCTTACAACGCGCGAACCCAACATTATAGATCTGCCACTTCAATGCGGCAGCTAATTCGTCGGATTCAAAAAGCTTGTTGTAGATGGAGTGTTCCCATTCGAGAGCCTGCTTGCTCACGTGCTGATCGAAACGACTTGCGTCAATCCCAACAGCGACTGGGTGGTTGAACTTATGCCATTTCCTCGCTAATAATCGGCCTGTCTGGTCGATAGTGAGTCCCTTTGTCACCACAGTTGACCCATGCATCTTCGCCAGGGCCCTGTAAAGGGTATGCTCAAGTGGTTTTAGATACCTGCCGACTATGACGTTATAGCGCGGCAGTCTGGGCTGTATCACCCTAGGAGCAGGGTCCGGTTTCTTAGAGAAGTTAACCTTCTCGGCCTTCAGAAAGGTCTACAAATATCCATCCTTCCTTGTGAGAGGCTTCTCCTGTAGAGAGTCAACCGCATTTTGGTAAATGGTCCGTTTCCTGCCACAGTACAACGTCGGAAAATCTTCCTTCGGACATGGTGGTGAAAATGGTACGTACCGCATGAGTCTACGGCTGATCTTGCCAAGTCGGGTATGGTATATTCCAAGCTCTGGGACTGCGACAGGGACGAGTGTACCGTGCTGCTCTACGTGAAACACTCTTTCCACTAAACCCCGTCGGAGATTTGCTAAATTGTTGTTGTGTACACCGAAACGAATGTTGGGTCCCAAGCCACTCACTTGACCGAACACTCTGTATAATCTCTACCTGCCTGGAACGTTAAGTTCCACACCACCGGGGACCACACCTCGACGAATCTAAGTAGTAGTCCCGTGGACAAGAACCAAGCGGCATTAATTTGCCTTAGGAGCTAGACTGAATGCTTTCCCCTTATTCCAGGGGAACCAAACAGGTAGCAAAGGCAGCCTCTTATAATATTTGGTTCTATTAAGGTAATTGGCTTCATTGGTGTAGGCAAACGTCGCCTGCTCCTCAGCCACTTCCCTTTCATACGTGGTGGGCAACCAATAGTAGTGGAGGCCCCAGGTAAGGATGTCATTCAAGTGATGGTAAGGAAAATGTCTAGCCTTGGCTTCCCTCAGCATAAACGCCCTAACCACACTCTCATTCACAACAGAGGGTTTTAAGGGACCAAACTCAGCTTTAGCCAGGTGGGCTAGAGCCCGAGAGGCTCGTTGCGTCACCCGGCGCCGCCGAATTCTGCCGCGTTCGGCACTTTCGTCGGGTATGACCAGTAGCAGCTCCGCAATCACGTCGGAAGGGACCTTTTCTGGAACAAGCGGGTTACGCTGTTCTGGATCGTGAAGCGGGTTGTGTCTCTCTTCTATGGACTCGACTTCAACCACTCTAGACCGCAAGATTGTCTCCCAGCTAAAGAAGTCGTCGTCTAATCCAGACACTATCTGGTCGTCTATCTATCTACACTAACTGCATGCATAGGAGCTGCCCCCAACGGCAAACACTCCTAGCACCATTGCACCTAACTCCAAGAAGACCATTGGATGTTAGGTTAACAAACACGAGGGTGTGTTTTCAAGCACACCCAAGGGGTAAGAATGATAGTGAGG